GGTGGGTAATATGGCATTACATCCGGTTGCTCCACAAGCAATCGCCTTACTGTGGATTCATCCCACATGGTAAAGTCACATGATCCCACAGCCTTTTCAATGGTGTATGCTTCATAGTTCCGATTCAGCGAATAAATTGAGGGTGTCGCATCGTTTACATAGGCGTTTGCGACTTCATTCGCCTTTGTGTAACGTTCTGCCACCTTATCCCGCAAAGCTTCGAACCGCTCTCCTCTGCCCATCTGGGTCAATCTCCACCGTTGCAATTCTTGCTGTGTGATCTCCCCGGCATTGGCTAGCTGTTGCATTTCCTTGTCACGCAGAACGAATTTGGCAAAGTATTCTTTTACTTCTTTGTCTAAGTCCTTTTCTGCTTGCTTGAAAACCTCTGCAATCCGCTTTTCTAGGGCTTCAAGTTCCTTGTCTGTCAGCTTATCAGAGTAGTAAGCCATTCGCTCACCCCTTCAGCTATAATCATGTTTACACTCCGCATATTTCCGGGTAATCCTCGATTGCTCTGATTTGTGCTTCGAAAGTTGCCCATGTGCTGTTTGCTTTGTAGCTGTCCACCAGTGATCTTGGGACATACACATATCCTGTACCTTTACCGATGGGCGTGTTATTAATTGCATTTACGTTGGACAGGGTGCATATTGCGCTCGTTTTACGCAGGATCAGTTCCGTGAGTGCGGAACATGCGTTAAACGTCTGCGCCGGGAGGTTTCCCAAAAGTCCACAATCTGCGTGTTGTAGCTTGGTGCAGCTATAAAACGTTTGGGTAGACACAGATACTAACTTGGGTAGCGTAACAGTTACAAGACCGCTACAGCCGTAAAATGCGTAACTGCCGGTACTTGTAACCATCGGAAGATTGACCGTAACCAGCTTCGTTGCACCTTGGCAAGCACGGGTTCGCAATGATGTGACAATACTGTTGTTAAGTTCCGTCATCGTGTTCCCTAATAGGGCGGCAACTTCTTCTTCACTATCGCCACCACCGCCGCTTGCTTCTACATTGACGGTCACCGGAGCAAATCCGTCCACGCCATCCGGGGGCGTGTATGTTCCATTCTCTGTAATCTCCAAAGGTTGGATGTTCGGTGCGTTACTCGGAACATTAACGTTCACGGAAGCATAATCCGTGACATCATGTTTGCCGTTCTCGGTCACTTCAAGTTCGCCACTAGGCACAATATAGCCGTCTGGAATCGGGACATTGACATTTACGGATTCATATGCTTTCGCATCGTGGGTTCCGTTCTCCGTGATTTCCTTCGTGCCACTTGGAACAATATATTCACTTGGAATAGCTTCAACAGTGACCTTTTCCAATGCAGTGTAGTCTGCATCAGCAGTGATCTCCTGTGCGTTTTTTGTGGGTGTGACAGCCTTGCTCTGCAATACAATCTCTGCGCTTGTACCCGCATCTGGAAGGTTTTCAGCAATTTCGATACACTCACGCAGTTCTGCATTGTTGGCGTGGATTCGTTCTGTATTCGTCACTGCCATATCTCCACCTCGTATTCGCAAGTTGTATCCCAAGTAGTTGCACTATTGAAACGATACACGGTGATAATTCCATCCGTTAACCTAAACTGTCCATTGTTAGGGGTTCCTTCAGTACCTTCCATAGTATAGATAACATTACCACTTGAATAGTAAGCCTTAACTGCACCAAGTTTTACACTCCAATCCAAACAACATGCGTGAATTTTTCTCGATGATGTTATTGTGGGAGATATAGCCTTTATTGACACCATTTTAGCAATGCCACCTAAAGGGTTTTCAATAGTAAATGATGTTGTCGAGGATGTCGATGCGGTAACCTTGGCATAGTTATTCGAGCCACCACCACCGCTAGCTTTGCTCCTCAACACTGTTTGCAGTTCTTCAATCAGTGCTTCCTGTTCTGCCAGCACGGCATCCAAGTCCTCTTTGCCGCCCTTTGCGGTTATAACAATATCCCGGTCACAGTATTTCCCGGCTGTGGGCAGACGAACGGAAGAACCGCTTTCAACTGTGATGTTATGGCTCATACGCTCACCACCTCACCATTGTATACGGGTAACTGAGCAATCACAGCGGAAACCATTTCAGCCTTATCAGCTGCGGTGAAATAGTCTGTACCCTTAATAGGGGTTTTACCATCAACACCGTCTTTCCCATCCGCACCATCAAAGTAGTCCTTGCCTTTTACGGGCGTATACCCATCTTTTCCGGGCTGTCCGTCAAAATAATCTTTTCCCTTGATGGGTGTATAGCCGTCCTTACCCGGCTGACCATCTGCGCCATCGAAATAGTCAACGCCTTTCCTCGGTGTGTACCCGTCTTTACCAGCTTTTCCGTCCTTGCCGTCAAAGTAGTCAACTCCCTTTTTGGGGGTGTAGCCATCTTTGCCATCCATAACATCCACTGTCTTTGTGCCGTTCGTGTCGGTAATGGTGATTCTGTATCCGTTCGATATAGTGGAAACAGAAATAACAGGATAAAAGCCGTCTTTCTTCAGCTTTTCTTTGATGGTTTGTGGGCTTAACGGTGTGCCAACGGTAACACCAATAATCTTTTTGCCACTCATGCGCCAACCTCCGTGATCATTACTTGAACAGTGTAATCATTGGTAGGCTTCTGACCGATGGCGTATACCGTTACAACACCGTCTTCGTTTTCCGTAACAAACGTCAAATCCTTTTCGTAGAACACAAGAAGCTGTTGCACATCTGGGGTCAAGTCCACTTGGCTGTTTTTAGTCACGCCATCAATGTCCACAACTTGCGAATAAAGATTGTCATTGCCAACCCAAGCGGAAGCAAGCAACGTGACAACGCCAATTCGTGCGGAAGAACCATTAAGCATTACAACGTCAGTTTTATCAACTGACATATCGACTGTTTCTTCACTCACTGCCATGTGAACGGGTTCTCTTTTTACACTAAATCGAACCATAGCCCACCTCTTTCAGCAGCTCATCCACCGTCATAACAACAATGTCGCTTGCGTCTGGATTGCCGTTTTGGTTGGTGAAAGCAAATTGAAGTTTGACCTCTCCCGTGCGTAACTTCTTGGCATCCTCAAACGGAATTATTACCACCATTTCATTGGGTGAAATTACACTAGGAACATAACAGCCGAAGAAATACGCTTGCCGCACATAAAATTCAATGTCTGACAGTGTGGTCAAATCGATGCTGTCGCATGTGATTTTAAGACGGTTTTCAATCTTTTCACGCATCGTCATCACCTTCATTTCCGTTAGTGGGTTCGGCAGCTTCAAAGCGGTTCATTGCTTCGTTGCCCATATCCCGAATTCTGTCTTCTACTTCCTCCGGGGTGAGGAACGGTAGCTTTTTAAGGGTCAGTTCATCGCCAAGAACGGCGGCGGCGGTCATGACCATGTTTGTTTCTTCGGTCTGGTTAGCAATGCGGTTCCATTTGAAAGACGGTTCATCGTCAATCCCGGCAATGGCAAGGATGCTCTGAATTGCATCAATCAAGAAGTATTCGAAATCACCGCACTTATCGTCCATCGGCTGATATGCCGCCCGGATTTCCGTTGCAGTCTTTGCGGATGCGGATAGTGCTTCCACGTTCACAATCTGGAAATCGTGATACAAGTCCTCTTTCAAGAGTTCAAGCATCTTCGTTCTTGCTTCCGTGGGAATATCAAGGGTGTGTGCTTCTGCCGTTGCGTTGTCTTCTTCCATGGCGTATCCACGCACCGTGTGCATACGCTCAATGAACTTGGCAACGTCCACATCATCCATGCCACCGGAATTTTTCAAAACCCAATAGAAACCGGATGTGTCATCGATATCGTTTGCTAAGCCGCTTTGGATGTAGTCATAGCAATCAATGTTTTCCCGGTGTCCTTCCAACTCGGATTCATGCAGATCGTTTGCGTAAAGCGGGACGATGGGGAAAGCGGAATAGTTTTCGTTTCGTTCACCGCTTATGCCGTCAGCCTTGGAAGAAATGGTGGTTTTCTTATAGCTGCGCTTTTCAGCCACAATGGAAATACTGTCATCCTTTTTGACGTATTCCGTGTAACCATCTTCTTCGTAAAGGGTTGCTCTGGTTGTCTTTTCGTCTGGCATCCAATACCGAACACCGGAGCGAAGTGCGCCCGTATCAGCATCATACAGCGGTGCAAAGCCGGGATCGTTCGGCGTGTCAGCAAAGCAAAATACTTCAACGTGGTCATGGTTCCAGAACAGGAAAGAAACCTTATCGACCATGGCTTTCTTTGCCGCCAACTGCAACCGGGTGTCAAACTGCTTTCCTAGCTTGTCTTTGGTGTCCTTCTTTTGGAACGTCACGCCATTGCTCAGCACATATTGCACTTGCTGAGTAACGAACCGGCGAAAGAAGTGGGTTCTGAGCTTATAATTTGCGCTCCACATGTCCGGTACTTGCTGACCTTGCATGTTGTATAGCATCTTCTGGAACGCCATAATGGTGACGTTCTTTCTTGCGTAGTATTTTTCCGCAATGACTGCGGTTTTGTAGTCCGCACTTCCCATGTGTTCCTCAATCACATCAAAGACGAATTTCTTTCGCCGTCCTTCGTCTTGATTGAGTGCGGCAAGATTCTGGTATGTTCTCACTTATTGCACCTCAATTCCAAAGTGGTGTATATTCACGGCTTTGCTTTGTGATGTTCATCGTGCTAACAAAGTACCGTGTTGCATCCATTGCGTGGTCATTGTCTTTGATGGGTCTATCCTCATCCGCTTTCTGATCCCACGAATACAAGCCATATTCCTTGATTGTGCGGGTACAGCAATCGTTTACCTTGATTTTCCCTTGCTGTAATGCGGTTGCTGTCTTTTGGATTCCGTCAATTACATCATTACGGGCTTTCCTTACCTTGAACCGCCGCTTTTGCTTCACCAGAGCGATGAAGGATGTTGCGGAAGGGTCAATGATTAGACAATCAATGTAGCGGTCACCGGCAAGCTGTTCCAAGTCTTCATAATATTCTTGGTCTGTCTTCTGCTGTGCCGTTTCTCTGCCAGAATGGTAGAATTCATTGACTTGATACCAAACGCCATCACAAAAACCCCACAAGAGCATTGCTGTGGGGTTCTGTATGCCGTAGTCCATTGATATAACGTAACGGCTGTATTTTCGTTCTGTGGTTGGGACAATTGTGTCCTTACCAAACATCGGGTAAATGATGCCCTCCGCGATCACCCACAAGCCCCGGATATATCGGTCATAGAACACACCGGAATACATCGCCTTTGTGCGTTCTATCATCTGCGGCGTAAGAATCGGGTTATCTTCCAAAAGGAAATGCAAATGGGTTGTGCTGTCTTTCGGTTGCTCAATCCATTCTTTGTAAAAGTAATGATTCGGTGATTCCGGGTTGCAGTTGAACCAATACTTCGGATGTTCAAAGGAAATCGCACGGGACAACGCCTGTTCCACGAATGAGCGGGGCATCAGTGCGACTTCATCGAACAGAACACCGGCAAGCGTAATACCTTGGATAAGCATATACGATGATTCATCTTTGCCACCGAAGATGTAAAAATCGTTCTCTTTAGCCCCACAGCGAACCGTTAGCACCTTTGTTGATACTTTGTAAGACATCGTATAGGGCAAGCTTTCGTTCTCTTGTAGGGGCTTCAAAACGTTTCTTTCCGCACTCTGCACCGTTTTGCCACAGATAGCGAAATTCGTTCGGTCATAGTATTCCATCGCCCAGATAACAAAGGCAGCTGACATGAAAACAGTCTTACCGGAACGCACGGCACCGTCACAAATCAAATAAAGGTCATCGGAAACAACGAAGTCGAGAATCTGCGCTTGCTTTTCGGATATCTTATCAATCTTCATTGTTTCGCTTCCTTATTGCTTCGATTAGTGCATTGTGGCTTTCCGCCTGTTCGTTGCCGATTGCGTTTCCATCGTCCAGATATTCAAACATCAATGCGGCAGCTTTCGGATCACCCTTCATCGCTCTTGCCATCAAACCAACCACAACAGCCGTTTGATTGTCCGCATCATCCGTATCAATGCCCATTCGCTTTAACTTTGCTTTCGTTTTCGGGTCAGAAACAGGCAAAGACATTACAAGTTCCATCGCCTGTTTTACTGTTCTTTTACGGCGGCGGACAACTCCCGATTGTTTACCACCTCTCGACTGTTCTTCGACTGATAGTTTGTAACCGCCGGGAATAAGGTTCTGTTCATTCGCCATCCGTCACCACCTCTCTTTATGCAACGCAAAAAGGACACAACCCCGGTGAGAGTTGCGCCCCTTTTACGATACTTCTTTTTTTCGCTATTGTAATTATATCGGATTATTTCACTAAACTTCAATCAACCTTTTCCGTTTTTTCCTCGGAATCCAGTATTTTTTGAAGATTTCTCAGAGCCTTACCCCGCAGCTTCCCAATGTTCTGTTCCGTGCATCCCATGCCGTCTGCAACTTCCGTCCAAGTGTAATACCATGATTGCCCTTTTTGGCGGTTCTTGCGCTTTCTGACGTACAGCCAATGCAAAACCTCATATTGCCTTAGTGGGAGCATTTCGATATGTTTGATAACATCTTGCTTGGCATCCACATACTCATCGATTTGGGCATTGGTTCTGTTCTGGGCTTCGATGATTTTTTTAACAATGCCTGTCATGTTGTCCGGGTCACTGGAACCGTGTGGCATACCGCTATAATTTGCGGTAATGCTAGTTGCTAACGCCCACAGTTCCCGTTCTTCGTCCCGCTTTTTCTCTATTCTGGAATCAAGCTTTTTCAGTTGTTCCACATATTCTTCGGCTTGCACTATGTATCACCTTCATTCGTTTTCTTCCTCAAACTCACCAATTAAGTCATCGGGATCGTGCTGATATACACGGCATTCCGGGCATTCCCGTAATTTCACATTGATTGTTTTACCGCACACCGGACATTCTATTTCGCCAAGCCGCATGTACCACCGTTGCAGTTTCATGTTCATCGTCTTCTGAACCTCAAACATTACCATCGGGGTGTTAAGATTCAAAACCTCAAGACAAAGCGAAATATCCGCTATTTCCTCCAAGAGATTTTTGTATGCTTCAGACCGCTTGACCGGGGTGGGGTTCTTTCCGTCATACACCCGGCGCAACTTCAACGCCGCCTTTGCCAGTTCCGAACATTCCTCCGCAAGCTGTGCAAGCAATTCTTCTTGCGGCAGCTTCTCCCGGATAAATTCAACGGGATCGCCGTGATTATTATTCGTTTCCATCATCGCTTTCCTTTCCTTTTGGTTCGTAAAAATAACATACGCATATTTGACAATTAAGGAAGTTCGACCGCCTACGTTGTTCCGTTGAGCAAGCTTTGCAATAATTGATTCCGTTCACCTTGTCATAATTCGCACAGTCATATTTTACGCCTGTTTCACCGAACCTTTGCCGCAACTGTTCCCGGCTCTGCTTGACGTATTCTTCGAACATCACTTTTTTTTCCTTTTCTTGAACGGTTTGTTTCTTTTGGGGTCTGCTTTGGAATTGGGGATGTACGTTGTTTTCATCCCGTAAATTCTAGCTTTTGCCATACTCACCGACCCTTTCTGTGCATGCACTTGTGCGCACGTTCGATGGAATCATACATACTGCTATTCAAATCCACACGAACTTTACGCCTTTTGCTGATTTCTGCCATGGTGGAATCGTATTCCGCTCGTTGTGCCTTGTAGGATTCGCATTTGCCGTGACAACCGGGTGTGCGTTTCTCGCAATTAAGACAACAAGTAATTTTAAATCTAGCCATCACTAAACCCCCGGCTTAAAGCCATGCTCAACCAACCACATCATGGAATCAATTTTCTGTTCAAGTGTGGCAGAATCAATAGCTGTTATTGCTTTGTGAACACCCGCCCAAAATACTGTTTCATTCTCTGGGATTTGCACGTTATTCTTGCGAAGGAATTCCACGATCTTCTCTTTATCCAAAGAAAGAAGTGATTCATCCCGTTCTTTGACAAATTTCTTATGATTCATTGTCTTGTTCCTTTACATCCGTAATTAACTCAATAGCCACAGCAAGTGCGTGTCCGCAACCTAACGCAACTTTTTCATCAGTAAACGTTAATGGAGATAAATTCACAGCAAGTCTGTAAATAAGCTTCAATTTTTCAGCATCAGTCATGGGCTTTCCTTTCTCCACAAGGGAACATCTCATAGCATACGCCGCCATTTCTAACGCACATCGGAACAAGTTCGAATTTGAATTCGGGACATACTTCAATAACCTTCTTGCAGATCATTGCGACAAGTTCCCTTGTTTCCTTTGATGCCAACTTGCAAAGCCGCTTGTTTGCAATGGTAATCAGTTCTTCACCGTTTACGCTCCACATCATGTCAACGGGTGCTTTCTGCGGTGCGTTTTCTCTGTCATAATCGCTCTGACGGTCATTCCGCTGTGTTCTAACGTAGGGCTGTGCGTGAACATGGCGGCAAAGATGGACACTTACCCAATATGGAACGTCTGTCAGATAGAAAACAAACCGCAGCTCCCGGATGGGGGAATGTCTAGCCCGGAGCATATCCCGCTTGAACTTCTCCGTAGGCGGTACATTGGTTTCCTTACCGACTGTAACAAGGGTACATTTCTTTACCAACAGCCATTCTTCCGTGGTGGGATATTTGATAATTTCAACGTTCATTGTCTTTCCTTTCTGTTTCCATGACGTACTGTACAGCCAACTTGTTTAACACATGGGTAAAGTCAATCAAATCGCCGTCACCACCAATAATCCTGTCAAACAGAACATTCATTGCAATAAGCATTGCAGTGAAATCTTCCGTAACGTCATTGCTAAGTTTAATAGCAGAAAACATTTCAAGTTCCCGGCTTTCTTCATCTCTGTATACATCAGACAGAGCCGCAAGAAAGTGCATTGCTTTTTCTTTAATATTTTCCATTGTTATTTCCTTTCTCTGTAAGCACACCAAAAATCCGGTTTCACAAATCTGCCCAAACTGATACAAACATAACAACCGTCAAATTCATCCCACACATAGTGTTTGCAATCTTTGCACTGCACCGGAATGGTCACACCGTTTGCAAGGAAAAAATCTGCAATTTCTTCCGCTCCGGGAATATAGCACAGTAAATCAATCAGTTTTTCTCTTTCAGTCATTGTCTTTCCTTTCTTCACGAATCTTTTCCAGAAGTTCCACTATGCAGTCATCACACAATGCAACATTGATTCCGTGGTTTTGGGCTGTAAAATAAAAATCATGTACATCATTCTGTGAATGGCAACAATTGCAATGCCTCCATATGTCGGATTTTTCAATTCTTATCATTACATTTCCTTTCTCCGCAGAAACAGAAATCGTCCGCATTCAGCATCTTCCAATCGTTGCTCTCCCACGGATGGCAAAAACCACCTTTTGAATCAACGAAGTGTGAATGATGATAGCACCATCCGGTTTCTTCGTGCCAATGCTTGCAATCCTTACACCGTACCACTTCCACGGCATCCACGGCGGGGACTTCGTTGATAGAATCCAACACGCTTTTGGTTTCTCCATGTCCGAGAAAATGAAGATTCATAAACCCAATTGCGTCCTTCACTGCTTCACGATCCACCAAATCAAACCGTTTTTTAGTTTCCATCTTTCTGCTCCTTTGCTTTGATATAATCCGCAATCTGCTTGCAGTTATATCTGCCGACACATTTCTTTTCATCGCAC